TACATTTTCTCGAGTTACTACGTCATCGAAGTCTGGGAACCTATTCTTTATTCTCTCATCAACTGTCGAAGCATCCTTCTCTCTGATTGCCTCCTCAGCAACTTGTCTGGCCATTTTTTCTGCTAGGCCTCGTGCCTGCTTTGCTGTGACAATGTCATCATCTGCCAGCTTTGCCAAGTCATCTTCTTCTAAAGGCTCTTGATGTTGATATTGGAGCCTATTGATAAGTTCTTGTTGTTCTTCAGATCTGCGTTCTAACTCTTGCATCTTCCTGCGTGCTTCTCTCCAGTTGTACTCTTGATCCTTGATCAGAGGCTCTTGAGGTACTGTAGGGGCCTCTTGCAGGGAGTCCTGCTGTTCTGATTCAGTGGGGAGAGCGACTTCCACATCTGTAACGCTCTGTTCTACTTCTTCAGCCATTAGCATTCCTTAGGGTTGGGGAACCCTCGTTACACCTATTTAAAAAATCCCTTGACTCTGAAGCCAAGGGCTCCCCTTTTGGGGGGATGTTTTGTTGAGTTAGACTTTGCGCAGTCAACGAATGTTTTTAACTCAACAATTTTCTTGATAGCTGAAGTGGGGAATTCTGTCAAATATTTGTTTACATAGACAGAAACTGTGTATGTGAGTAGACTATGGTGAAAAAAAATGGAGGGTTTGTATGTGGATCAGCGTTAAAGATCGGTTACCGGAAGAAGGAATTGATGTTTTAACATGTTGTGTTAGCAAGGGAGGTGAAAATACAACATTTGAAAAATATGAGTCCTATCATGCAATAGATAGACTACTTCCAGTTGGTTTTCGTACGGATGTATTATTTTATGCCACTGTAACGCATTGGATGCCGTTACCTCCACTACCGGAGCAAGACAAAAAGATGTTTTCCAGATTGCGGCGTTAAGCCAGGAGAAGCTCATTTACCAGGTTGCGACGTTGAGCGATGTTCTCAGTGCGGATTTCAATTTCTAACATGTCGATGTAAAAAAACGTGAGATTTTTAGGAAATGACACCTAAAATAACAAAAGAAGAATACCTAAGGGCTATCAGTGAAGGCTTTGCTCTTGGCCTATGTAAACTTGTTTATAGCGGAACCGATATGCCAGCAAATGATTTCTTTGATTTTCTTCAAAAAGGCGTAGCAGATGGAATTGAAAGAATTGGTTGTGATAGACAATCATTAAAAGATAATTTACTTGAATAATGGAGTTTTATGTGCATGAGGAATTGGATTTTTGATTTATTGGAATATAGACCAATCAAACGAGTAGGAATCCCTATCCATTTTCCTTGTGAAGCACTCCTCAACCCATTTCACGAGCTCAGAGTCATAGTTTTCTGGACATCGTGCGATTGACAAGCATTCATCGAAGGAAGGAAGTGACCACAAACACTTGATTTGCCCTTTGTTGCCATCTATAAGATATAAGGTTTTGGTGTAGTTGCTATATTGCTCCATCATATCGAAGGCATGAGGAGGAGTTTGCCTAGCTACAAACCAGTTCCTGAGAATGTTGTTGGCCCAGAACTCTTTCTTTGTAAGGACAAAAATGTAGAAAGGACTGTCGAATTTTGCCTGATTTTCCTCAATGGTCTCTTCCATGAACTTAGCATAATCTGGACCAAATGCGTCTAAAGTTTCGCCAACAGTCTGATCAGCTTGTGGCTTAGAGAGGATGTCATATACAGCTTGGCCTACACGCTTGCCTTTGTATCCAAATCTGTTGTAGGCATATTTGTCAGGTTCTGCGAGCATGGGGCCTCCTTCTTGCCATAGTCAAAACAATTTTCTAATTCATTTCCCCATATGTCCCAGTTAGGAGTTTTTTGTCGAGCAAATAGTTCAATGCGAGGGAGGTTGCCATGAACGTCAACGATCATGTCACGAAATTCTGCTGGCTTTTCTGAATGATTGCATATTCTTGGCTGTAGAAACCAAGCTGAGTCCTTTCTTTTGACAAAACCAATTTTCCCCTTTCAAAAGTTCTGAAATCGTCCAACTGCCCCCATCCACTTCCCAAGGAGGATCTGCATAGATGATCTGATAAGTATGTTTTGGGATTTGGTCAAAGCCAACGATCACTGCCATGCTCCCTCCTCCTAATCTAGCTAAAGCTCTACTTGCCTCTGCCAGCCTTATGGGCCGCTAGCCCTACCTTTGAACTGACGGGCTTAAATGCTGCGATAGTGGGAAGCTTAGCTGTTTTAACTTTTTTCTTTGCCGACAGCGCCAATGATTTAATTTTAGCCATTAGCAGCCCCTTTTTCCCTTTTTCATTGAACTCATCAGCTTTTTATCTTCTCTAAAAGCTTTTTTCTCTTCTTTCATGTCCTTAACAAGATGTTTTTCTACTTTCTTGCCTGGCATAGCCTTCTTCAGCATGCCGCTAAACATCTTTTTGTCAGCAATAGCGTCGTCATGACCTTTCATATTTGTCCTTAGTGTTGTAAGTAAGGGCCTGTTAACACAGTTTTTTCCATCTTTTTCTTCTTAGGAGTTTTAATGCCCTTACTTTTCATTACTTTCTCAAAAATCTTCTGGGCTTTTCCTCCTGGCCTTAACATGACCATGATCGATGCCCTCTAGTGTTGATTAGAAATGTATTTCTTTGCTTTCCCGACAGACTTATCAATCGTTGAATCGATTTTATCCATGGTGTCGTCAAGATCTGCATTCTCATGAGAATTTTTTTCATATTCCTGCATCTTCACTTCTTGTGGAAGATTGTCATATGATGTTTTATCATGCCCAAAGTCTTTCATTGTTTTTCCCATAACCTTATTCCTCCTTAGGAACAGTTTTGTGTATAATTTATTTAGATGCTGTAGGAAATTTGTGAATAGGCTCTAAGTGCCTAAACTTCGCAGGCTTGCCCTTACCGTGGTCAATGCAAGCTGCTACCCCTGTAAGAGTGTCGTCGTAGTCTTCGTCGAAGGTATTCGACTCATTGCATTTTTTTATAATCACATTTTGAGGCAGATTTGAATAAGAAGTGGAGTCATCGCTAAGGTTTTTTTGATCTCCAGACGATTTCGACATATTTTCCTCGCTAATAATATTTTTGCTTTACAATTTGCAGTCTATTAAATCGAAGATTTTTTTTGCTATCGACAAATGACAAAAACTTAAAAATTGCCAAGGTCTTGAAGTGAGCAATATTCGTAACTACTGTTGTGGCTGCTGTGGCTGCTGCATCTGCTGTTGCTGCGCCGCCATTTGCTGTGAATGCTGTTGCTGTCGCATCTCCATATCTTTTTGCTGCATTTCATTTGCTTGATGTGCTTGCTCTTGAGTGTGCATTAATCCCATGACCTTCATAATTTGATCAATGTCAGTGCCTTCGATCTCTTTAGCAGCAAGGATGAGTTTTAATACAGCCTCAACTTTGTCAGTCTCACCCTTCTCTAACTTGTTGATAGCCTCTGCCTTATCGAGCTGAACCTTGCTCAGCCTCTCTTGAGCCATGGCATGTTGTGCCTCAGCAAAACCTAGCTTGGTCTCGTTATCAACCTGTGAAGCCTGCATTTGAGCTTGCGCCATGGCCGCGTCTTGTTGCTGCTGTTGCTCTTGCTGCTGCTGGATAGTTGCCATGGTCTTATCTTTATCGGAGAACTGCACATACTCTAGGACATCGCTCATGGGGATAGGAACACCCATTTCGAGAAGATAGAGCCTCTGTTGAAGAGCTAGTCGCTTTTGAGTGGCTGTTAACGGGGCCTCTTCAATCACGGCATCATATTTGCTGAAAGCCCTGTTGTAGAACTCTTGTGAAGGCTCTTCTCCAAGGATTCTCGAGACTTTTCCTGGGGTCCAATTAGCCTGGATCATCTCCAAATGTAGTTTACCTAACAACTTCTGCGATTGATCTAAATTATCAAAAAGTCCTTGAAGTGTTACAAGCCCTGCACCTTGCCGTAGCATTGAAAGGATCCCAGCTTTGTCATCTGTTGCTGACCCTAGGAGTTCTTCTGAAACCCCAGAGATTTGCTGCAACTCATTGCCTAACATCTCAGACAATTGAAGCATGCTAGGAGGCACTTGTGGAGGCAATATCTGCTCTGCATCTGTCATTTGGGCTTCAGACTTGATGGCAAGACCCCTCCCCTGTCCTTGCAAAAATACGTCTTTAGGATTTACTAATGCATTTTCTTTATACTTCCAACCTGAGTTAATCTGGCTCTCGAGTATGTCTAGTGAGGTTATGACTCTACGATTGTATAAGTATTGAGCATCTCTAATGCCCCTAGCAACACCCTGCACCCTCCAGGGGAAATAAGGAATTTCGGGCATATAGTACGCCCACACAGGCACGAAATTATAATTATCTATGCCCATAGGATTAGGGCCGTGGTACATCACCTTGCCTTGGACTACGATAGCGAGTTTTACAGAAGGAATTTCATTTTTTACTACGATAGTCCCTTGATACATATGAAGGAAGTCGCGAAGATCTTCGTCATCGCCTTTCCACTCAATTGTCTCCCCTGTTTCTGTATCAACAATAACTTGCTGACTGCGAGTAGACATGTACCAAAACTCATCATAAATAAATAAATCTTGCTGCCCATAGGCATAGCTCTCAGGCATGAAATTGAACTTGCCATCTTTGGTACCACACCCAGGAAGATTTTTGATTTCATCTTCTCGCCCTGGAAGAAGGGTCATGATCTGGTTTCGAGTCAAGTATTTTCTTGTTCTCAAAGATTGGCAGTCACTCATATCTTTTTTCTTGAAGTATGGGTCAATGAGATATGCTGAGTATCCTACGTTGTCAACCTTGATGTCCCCATTAACAGGGTCTGAGGTGTAGTCTAGATAGGTTGAAAGCAAGTTCATCCCTCCGATGACGGCGCCCTCAAATGCCTCTGAAATAGTCTCCAGGACGTTGCCATGAGTGTTGACATGATAGAGGAGTTTGGTAAATTGATCAGAGGTTTGCTGTGAGGATTGCTCGACTGGTGTTACCATCGTACTCTTGCGATGCTGCCGCTGGTACCCTGTGATCATGTTGATGATCCTACGCATACGATTAAAGTTAAATTGACGGCGACGAAATGCTGGCCCTACCCCATAGACAGAATCAAAAATTGTCTGATCTCCAGCCACAAACCTATGGTCAATGTCACTTTCGCTCCAGAAACTCTGGTTAATTGTGATGTATTTAGCGTAAGTAGTCTCCATCATCTGCAAGATGTTGTGATCATTATCTACGTAATAAGAGTCTGAAAGTTGAGGAAAGAGTGTCATAAGCCCTACCGGTTGTATTATTTTCTTTACAATACTAGCCTTGAGCAATTTCTTTCAAAGTAAGTGATTTTTAGCTTGAAAATAAAATTGTGTAGAGGCAACGTGCGGAAAATATCATCAACTTCCACATTGTCTAAGGAAGAAGAGTATATATATGTATCATCTTCATCAGTCTATGTTGATCCTGTTGACAATGCTCATTCGTTCACTGAGAAAGACTGTTCAAACCTTTGTCGACAGGTGTTGATATGAAGAGGAGGGAAAGGCTCTTGAAGAAGATTGTCAAGAGAGCCATGAAGATATGGGACACTCCGAAAGGAAAAGTAAGGTTGTACCATAGATGGAACAAGCCATCAGATCTTGTGCCACCAAACATTGAGGGACTAAAGGGGCTATGAAGATAGCGGCAGATTCCTCTTTTGATTTTTACGAAAGAACCCTAGACTTAGGGCAACGATGTAGCCCTAGGCAACAAAACTTGGAGAAAAAATGGATAAAATAGCAAGAGAAATGACTGATGAGGAAAGAGACTACGTGTCAAAACGATCTGCTGAATACTTGTTAGCAACACTTGAGGCTTATAACAGAGAGCTCGAGCAAGCTGCCACGACTCCTGACAATGCCGCGAGCGAGGCTACAGCAGCCTGCAACACCCTGCGCCTACTTACCTTGAGCGTTATAGGATCGATCGCTGGGTCACGGGAAGACACTATCCGATTGTTAATAGTTCATATCGAGGCTTTGGATGAGATATTGCTAAACCTTGAAAATCAGGCAGACTACACAGCCCAAGAAGCCACGGAAGCAGCCGAGGAAGAAGCTAATGAATAGTTATCATAACGCCAACAAGAGAGCATGCTATAGATGTTATGGGGAGGCCCGAGACTTGGTACTCAAAAGGAGGAACGAGCTCTTAGATCAGTTTGCAAAGGCAATGTGCGAATCAGCAGGAGATGCCCCTCTGACCGAATCTATAGCTAGGATAAATGCAATAGCATTGCTCGCAGGCTATGTGCTAAAAGATCTGCACCAACAGGGCGTCGATGTCGGATCTGTATGGCAGAGATGTTCAAAGCTAACGCAAGATACGCTCACGTTAGAGATAATGGAGCACGGCGATTAGACTTAGCTCATAGGACAGAGAATAGGAAGCGCCGGAAAAAAGGAAAACAGGAGAAGATAGTGGAGCGCAATAGATCTTTAACATCATTAAAGAAGAAAACATTGAGTCACGGGGAAAGAAAGGCAATAGTATCTATAGCACGGAGCATAGAAAAGAGGCTAGCAGCACCCAAAGATTGTAAAGAATTTCATTACTCGAAGTCCTCAATTATAGTGGAACTATCTCAATTGCTAGGATCGATCATGGATTATAACATATATGTCCAGACAATCCCCGCACTAAAATTTGATCCATCATGGGAGGTCAGAATCGTCCCCCCATATATGGGCGCCATGGTAAGGTTCCTCGTGAAAAATAGCGCAGGCCAAGGAGTTAGTGTCTATCTTGATTGCCACAATGTCTTAGGTAACGCTGTAGGGCCATACTGGGAGATATATCCCTATCAAGGTGACACCCACAGAGTGCCTATGGATGACACCGACGAGCTTATGCGATCTATAAGATATGCCTTAGAACATACAAAATAAGACAGGAGAAGATAGTGGAGCTAACGCAATCCTTGACAATTTTCTTTTTGAGTTGCAATATCGTATACTTATACCGCATGATCCATATTTTGGACGCAGAAATCCACGATCTAAAAAGGCAAAACAAGAAATT